AACAGCTTTACCAACAAGGCCAACGGGTACAGCAAATCCAGCCGCCAATTCAACAGGAGTCTTAACAGCAGGGAAATCCTCACCAAACTGCTTTTGCTGACCTCGTAACTGGTCACGCAACTTCATGTAGTCTTCATTGCTGACAGAACCTGTGCGTAGTGCTGCTTCAAGTTCATCCAAAGTGCCAAAGGTTGCACCTTGTCCTGCTGCTCTTAAAGTCTCAACAACAGGGTTATAGGTTATCTTTGGTGCAAAGGTTGACTGAATAGCCTCGACATTAGCTGCTTGAGTGTCTGGTGCATCTTGCAATGTTCTGTAATCTTGTCCCATTATGGTTTCACCTTTCTTTTTCCATCAGGATCAACAAAAATTGTTCCAGATGGATATTTTGGATTTTTTAAGAATGCGTCAACTTCTGATTGTGTAAATGTATGAGGTTCAAACTTCAATGTTTCAATTGGCACTTCAGGTAATTTAATATTTGCGTTGATGCGTCTTCGTTCAATTGAAGCCTTTGCGTCAGAGACTTTTCTAGCATTGATTTCAGCCAGTGTATTGATAGCTTTAGCGGCATCAACAGCAGACTCAGCACCTTGCAATTCTTTGATTGACCGCTGTGCATCACCCTCAGTCTGAGTACCCTTATTCAGGCGTAAAGATTCATTGACCAGACGGGTCTTGAACCTTTCAAAGTCATTTCTAGCAACTACATCAGGATCATTTGAACCTAATGCACTTCTAGCTGCAATAGATGCACGATCTTTCAAGCCAAACTTAATATCACCCCTCTTGATACTGCTGACATAGTCATTAGCTTCAATAGCAAGATTTCTAGCTTCACTAGCCTTTGCATAATCAGCTTCCTCATCTTTAGCCAAATCTGGTCTAAGAGGTTTGTTTGCTGCTTCTTCTTTCTTACGATCAATCTCAGCAAGTTTCATTTGCTGATTAAAGTTAGCATTTTGTTGTTGAAGTGCAAGCAAAGATTGCTGTATAGCCAAAGCCTGTGTAGAGTTTTCAAGACCTTGAGTTTTCAGAGAATTAAGAACTTGTTGTTGAGCCACAATTTGCGCTTGATTTTGCTCAAACTGTTGCGCTCTTTGGGTCATATTACCCAATTCTGTGACCCTCTTATCAACATCTTCAGGGTTAAGAGTTCCATTCTTAAGACTAGTTGAGTATCTAGCCGCAACTGTTTTTACATTTGCTGGAGTGTTTGGGTCTTGAGTAAACACTGCAAATGGGTCTTCTTCTTGACCTCCAGCCGCACCGATAGTACGCAAACTAGGATAAGTTTTAGCCAACTCAGTGATAGCTGCACGACCTTGTGGGAATGCCAAGAGTTGTGACTTCACCTGTTCGTTAATAGTCCCATCAGCATTTTTAAGGGTAGGCAACAATTGCTGTGCGTAAGTGTCTAAGGCTTGAGTCTTCCTCGCCTGAGCATTCTTCATCTCATCATTGAGCATCAATGCAGTATTCCTGTCGCCAGTTTGCAAAGCAAATTGAATTGCTCTTCCATAAGTCTCTGGCTTGTTTGGGTCAACCATACTCAGCATTTGTTGACGTTGAGCAATCATCTGCAACTGAGGGTCTTTAGCACCCAAAGCACTGCCGATAGCACCACCCAACTGTTGACCACCAAGGTACAGGCTGTATTGCGCCCGTGCCATTGGATCAAGTGACGCATACTGCATTGCCTGTGCTTGCATTGCTTCATTTTGCTTTTGTTGATACAAAGCACGTTGCATGGCTTCTACTTCAGGAAACATTCCTAAGACACTTGTTGGTGCTGATGCTGCTGCTGATAGTGCTGGTGCTGGCATTGCAACTTGTGGACTAGAAGCAACTGCTGTAGTTTGAGATGCATCCTGTGACAAATTGGAAAGAGGATTATCAACTAATACATATTGATTTGAATTGGTATCAAATTCCCACATTTGACCATTTGGTGCAGGAGGTAAATCCTTCCTAACATCCATTTGATTTATTGCTTCTACAGGAGTTACTTTTTGCTGTGACATATTTACAGCATCAGATACAGATGGGAAAGGCATAGGATTAACATAGGAATTTATTGGTACATTTCCTGCATAGGCTGGACGTGTATTTACATTTGCGTTAAAGGAAGAAACCTCTGGATCATTGTATAAATCTTGATATTGACCATACTGACCAAATAATCCACTATATGATTGATTTGCCATGATTTTTCCTTAGAATAAAGTTACTGGTACGCCATCAGAAAAACCACTAGTGTTTCCAAAAGATGATGCTGTGGTATTGGCAACATAAGGGTTTCTATTCTGAAAATAGTTTGTAACTCCTTGACCAAATTGCTGATTGTTTGCAAGACCACTTAGAGCCGTAGCGAATGGGTTATAGGCATTAGCTTGTTGTTGAGTAGCTGCGGCACTCATTCCACCTGTTAGCAAATCTCTACCAGCATTAGCACCATAAGCAGCCGCTTGACCACCCAATCCAGCACCCAAGGTCAAAGGTTGTTGTCCCATCTGCTCAATAGCTTGTCCACCACCCAAATATGTTGTAAATGGGTTCAATGCACCGACTTGACCAGATTGATATTGACCCATTAATTGAGAACCGCTACCAAACAATCCAGCACCAAACGCAACATTCTGTTGACCAGCCTGTTGAGCATTAGCAGCCAACTGAGCATCTTGCTGTGCCATTGCGTTGTAATACGCTTCCATCTCAGGAGAAGCAGCACCAAAGCCAGCCGCACCGCTAGGACGAGCAGAAGTAGCACCAACAGACAAACCACCTCTACCCTGTTGATACAACTGATTTTGCAGTTGAGCCATTGATCGCTCACGACTAGGAGCAAGCAAGTCCTGTTGCTGTTGCATATATTGCGCCGCAACTTGTTCAGGAGACTGTGCAAGATATTGCTGACCCAATCCAAACAGTCCTTGTGCGCCTTGCTGAAGCGGAGCGTACTGTTGCTGTGCCTGTTCAGCCTGAGTCAATGCACCTCCTGTAAGAGCTTGTAGACGGTCTTGGTAAGCCCTTAACTCAGGACTGACGTTGTAGCCAGCACCAGTTAGATTACCTTGTGCATCAGTCTGGAAATTAGATGTTCCATAACGGGTGGTTATGCCAACAGGACGAAACCTTGCCGCATCTGCTGCAATTTGTGCCGCCCGTACTTGAGCATCGGCTGATGTACGAGCCGCATTTGCTGCGGAGTTCCCCTGCATTGCACCACCAAGTAGTGATGCTCCTGCGCCAATAAATGATTCCATTCCCATTACATTCTCCTGACAAATATTTGTCTTAGTTTTTCATCTGTTCCAACAAAATCTTTCAGATACTCAAATCCAAAAATACATAGAAACTTATTATGCTTTACATCACCAATTTCATGTATTGCGTAAATATCATTTCTGTGTATTTCAAACAATTTCTTGAAATCACCCAACAAACTTTTCTTCACTTTCTTTGTCCACCTTACACAATCACAATGTATAAAGGTGAACCCACAATCATTTTCCAAGAAGACAATGTAATCATTGTTGTAGATTACTGGAATCTTCAAGCAGTACGCTTCCACATATAAACAGTAATGTACGGCTGGTAGTTAGTGTTTGTAGGACTTACACCAGTTGATGCATTGGTTGTTGCAACAGTAACGCCAGTGGTTGCGGAATTCATGTCGCCTATAAAGTAGTTTGGCCCACCCGCAGCCGCAACCATTGCAGAATAATTTCCATACGGGCCTAATATGCCTTTACCACCCTGTGTGTTCTGGTGCTGGTGACCCGGATCAGTAACAGTTGATGTTGCTGTATGGGTGTGAGTCGGAACAATTGCATCAGCACTACCGCCAGTTTCTTCAGCAGCATCAAATAGTGCGTTACCTGAATCAAAACCAACCATTACACGACCAGCACCAAATGCAGTCCATGTACCAAATCCTAATGATGTTGCAGGATTAGTTGAACTTGTTGCATTGATGTAAATAGCACCCACTGGATAAACAGCAGACAATGCCGCTTGAACAAATGCAGTTGTAGCAATAGCAGTTGTACTATTACCCAAAGATTGAGTAGTTGCTATTGTTCCTGTAGGAAGTGTAGGCGTACCAGTAAAGGTAGGACTAGCCAAATCTGCTTTGGTTGCAACAGCAGTCGCAATGTTATTGAATTCAGTATCAATCTCAGTGCCTTTGACAATCTTCAAGGCATTGCCAGAAGCCAAAGCATCTTTGGTTGCAAAGTTGGTACTTTTTGTGTAATTAGTCAAAATATTCCCCTTTAACTCATCTTGCCATTTTTGGCTTGAATTTCAATCTTTTGAATCGACAATGGAGTTCCATTAATATCGGATTCATAACCTGTTTGCACAACCTTGCCCGATCCAGACGCTGCAACTGTCAATGTCTGTAATGCAACACCAGCAGAATAATATGCAATAACTGTTGCATTTGAACCATACTCCGCAACACCATAATAAGAAACACCTTGCTCTGGAATTGTTGTATTGTCAGACAAATAATTTGTCTTGAAATCAAATCCCCACTTAAATGTAACGTCCTGATTTGTTCCACCAATAACAACAATAGACAATTTCTTTAAAAGAGAAGTTACATTCTGGTCACCAAGATCGGCATGATTAGTGTAGTACAGCATCCTGTAAGAACTTGCGTAATCTTGGTAAGTTCCATACAAACCTACATATCCATTCTGACCTATATAAAGCGTACCATTCCTACGGAATAGAAACGATTTAGGCGTAATTGAGTCCCATGTAGTAACCCTTGCAGAACCATCAGGTAGATATGCCTTAGTGTCAAAACACCAAGTAGTATCAATGCTTGGAGTTATCAATAGGTAAAACGCTTCTCTTTCAGAATAAATAGACTTGATGTTTGCCAGTGTCTCACCAGCTACAGCACTCATCAAGTCATTACGGATATTCTTAGACAAGTCTCGTTCTGGTGCAGACTTCTCTTGCACCGTTCTCATTAACGATCTGACACCAGAATTAGACAAGAACAGAACATCAGTGCTGGTTGTCTGAATGCTATCCCTAGCAATACAACCAATGCCCTCAACAGTGTCACTCAATGACATTGAGGCTGGTGTAGTTGCACCTTGATAAATCAGAATCTGACGCTTGCCAAAGATGAATAGGAAGCCATTATGTGCGGCAAGTCCTGTAATCTCATCAGAACCATTTACCCAAACACGATCTACATTCAAAGAACCTGATGTACCTGTTGACCAAACATGACCAGCAATCAAGTCAGAGAAGTAAACAGTTGAAGTATTAGCAGAAGTACTTGCCGCCCATAATCTACCAAAAGCAGAGATAACAATGTTTCCATTTGGAACTGTTGCTACATAACCAGATTTTTCAGAAACTCTGCGGAATGTAGTTGTGCTTACCGCAGGATCATAAATTAGTGGGTCATAACCTACTTGAAAGAAATAGGTTATTGAGTTCAAAGAAGCACATTGCCAATTGCTTGCTGTGATTGTTGGTGCTGTACCACCGCCACCATAAGTCAACTCAACAACAGCATTAGACCCATCAAGTTTAAATAATTTGTTATTGCCAGCAAATAAAACAGTCAAAGTGCCATCAGCTTGCACTAACTCATGAATAACTTTTACATCATTTGCGCCAAGATTTCCAGAAGAAGAATTGACTCTTGAATAACCTTTGCGTGAACCAATACGACCATACTGGTCAATGATGCAGTTTGTCGCAACCAAAGCAAAGCCAGCATTCAAATCAAGAGGCGAGTCTTGAGTGTTCAACCCATAAAAGCCGGGGGCTGAGATGCTGTATGTTTTAATTGCTTGGCTCATATCGCAACAAACTCCTGATTTTCAGGGTAGCGAGTACCTTCCAAAGCAATTTGGTCAGACAACATTGATTTGTACAACAAATACGCTTCAGATGAAGACAGACCGCCATCTTCACCACGCTCAACCAATGCTCTTGCATAAGCATTCTGAGCCACTAAAACATCACTCACGAGTACAACTGTTGAGCCAGATGAAAGTGTTGCTTGTGGAACTGTCAAAGCAAACTTGATTGTATATGCGCCATCAGGGATTGGATAAAGATTTACCTTGGTGTCGTATGAGGCATCAACCCCATCAAAAGCAAATTCAGTAGGGATTGAGTTGACCAATGGCGTAAAGTTCAGCTTGCGGTTCATGTCCACAAAGCTGATGTTTGTCAGGCCAACATTGCTTGTAGTGTTGATTACATCCATCACTTGAAACTTCTGACCAGCACCCGTCAAAGAATAAGATGATGTAGATGCCGCAGTAGTGACTGTGATTGTTTGACCCAATACGTTCCAGCTAAAGGCATCTTCAATCTGACGCTTTGCATCATTGACAAACTTACCAATCAGGGTTGAATAAGTTGTTTCAGTTGTCGTAGAAACAGTTGTCTCACGCAACCGCACGAGTACATCATTGATTAATTCAAGGTAGGTCATGTTCTAGTCAATCCTTCTTCTTCAATGGTAACTACTACTGAAAATGTAGATGCCGCCTCAGATTGTGCTTTAAGTATGTCGCCTTCTTCCATTACAAAATAGGATACGCCGCCCCAATCTTGGGTAGTTTTAGTAGTTAAAGCAGTTTCAAATACAAGAGAATATGTAGCAGACGCAGAGGTATCTGTCCAACTAAAAGAAATATGTTTTTGCGAACCTGTATTAACTGCTCGTAGCAGTACGACCCTTGCATAGTAACCAGTAGGTACTGTATAAAGGGTTGTCAGCGTATTTGCTGTAAGATTTGCGCCAACTGATAATGCTCTCATTTTGCTTTTGCCTTGTTCCTTGCGGATATAGCTTGAGCTTTTGCCTTTGCGTCAGCCTTTGAGGTTGCACCCCATGCCTTAAGCGAAAGAAGCAGTCTTGTTGGTTCACCATCCTTGTACTCTGCACCGCTGTTACCAGCCATACGAGCCAAGAAACTTGCCCTGCGAGGGTTATCCCCCGACTTTACTGGAGGCTTCAAATTGCCACCAGTTTCTTGATTATAAGATGATCTCCCCTTGGCATTCAAGCCGCCTTTTGGATTTTGACCAGCTTTTGTTTGCCAAGTGGGTGTTTTCATCTACTTCACCTTTTTAGGTTTCTTTGCAGTCTTTGCCGCTTGTTTAAAGTCAGCAGCAGTAGGTGCAGCTTTAGACCCCACCTTGTTCATCTTTTCACCAGAACCCGCTTTGATACGAGCCTGTTTTGCATGAATATTTGAATACAAACCAGTTTTCATTTCATCTTCTTTTTAGGCTTAGACATTCCTGCTTCAGATAAAGCAATGGCAACTGCTTGTTTCTGAGACTTCACAACCTTGCCAGTTTTAGAACCAGAGTGCAATTCACCCTTGCCATACTCAGTCATAACCTTGCTGATCTTCTTTTGGGCTTTGGTTTTCATGTTAGTACATAACCTTTGCAGTAATTGTTCCTGTTACATAAACTGTGCAATTTGCTCGTAAGTACGTTGGTGCATTTTGGACAGTAACGATGCCATTAGCAGTCAATGCAGTACCCAAAGTTGACCAGTTTGTTCCATCAAGGCTGCCTTGCAATACAACAGTAGCTGATGTAATACCAGAAACTTGTAGGAATGCTGGTTGACCTGAATCAACCTGAACGGCTGTTGATGCACCAGTTGCACCAACTGCATTTAGAAGCGTGATAGGTGACGTTAAAGATGCCATTATTTACCTCGTGAAGATTTTTTCATAAAGTTAGCGGCAGTTCTGCCACCACGAGTAGGCATACCCTTGGGTTTGCCAACTGCAACCATGATTGCTATGGGGATGCCTTTTTTAGGGGCGTTAGCAGGAGTTTTGGGTTTAGTTGTCTTCATATCAGTCCTTTTTGATTGAACCACCAGATTTCCAAGCATCACAAGTGCGGAGTGCTGCACAAGTAAAGTGAAACAATTCGCAGAATCCTAGATCAGCAGCTTCAATAAACTGTTCATCATAGTCAAGCTC